GCCGGAATACCACTGGGCATCCTGCTTTGCGATCTGGAGGGATTCACGAATGCGGGGGCCGGAATAGGACTCCCACAGGCCTTTGCGCTTCAGCGTGGCGAGAAGCACGTTTCCGTTCGAAACGAGGTCCTGCCAAGCCGGCGAGCGCTCTTCAAGTGCCATCGAAAGCACCTGCTGATAAGCGGTAACCGGGTTGATAGCCATTTGTTATCTCCTACCCTGCCTGCCCAAAGGCTCGGTCCAGGGCTTCATCGAGTGATCGGGTGACGCGCTTCTTTCCTGCCGGGGTTGAGCCCGCGGAAGGTGCGCCGTTGATGGACTTCTGGCCCTTGTCGGGATGAACCGGGGGCTCGGCTTGTGCAGCGGATGAGGCTGCGGGGGCAGTATCCTTGGCCTGACCGGCGGGCGCGGGGTTGAGCCGTTCCGCCAGTTGGTAGGCTTCAGGAAGGTCTTTCGCTCGGCCCGACTGCATGAAGAAGGCGATGTCATTGGCCAGTTCTTCAAAGCGCGAATGCTCGGGCTTGCTCGCGAATGCGTTGATTTCGGTCAGCGTCGATTGCTCGCGCTGCTGTTCAATGGTCTGCGTGACGCCGCCGACCTGCTGTTTCAGCGTAGAGAGTTCCTGCCGCAGTTCACGGATGACCGCATCCTGCTGGCTCGCCTGCTCCTCCGGCTTCTGGCCCATGACATGAGCGGCCACATCACGGAGCGACAGCCCCATGTTGTTGCAGACTTCGTTCAGGCCCTTGATCGGGTCGGATCGAAGCAGGCCTTCCAGCGCCGTGTACTTGGACAGCGCCGTCTTCACGTCCGTGCCGCTCTTGGCGGCCATCTCGTGAAACTCGTTCAGGCCCTGATCACGTTCGGCCGACTGCTTGTATTTCTGGAAGCCGTCTGTCAGCTCCTTGATCGCGCGCTCAGTCTCACGTCGCACGGACTCGGGCGCGGTCGCCCATTCCTTCTTTGCATCCTCAGAGAAGCGCGTGGGCGCCTCGCTGGCCGTGAAACTCGCCTTGGCGGGCTCGCCGACCTTCGGCGCATCCTTGGCCACGCCTGCCGCGGCGTCGGGCTGTTTAACGGGCTCCTTGGGAGCAAACTTGCCATCCTGAGCACGGACCGGCGCTTCCTTGACGGGCTCGGCCTTGGCATCGGCTTTGGGCTCGGGAGCCTTGGCGGCCTCGGCCTGCTTGGCCGCGCTCTTGGCCATCGCGCGATCAATGCTGTCGTCGAGCGATGCGGGCTTGGCCGGTTCTGCCTTGGCCTGCGCATCGGGCGGGATCTGCGAGCCGAGCGGCGAGCTGAAGCCGGGCGCGTTCTCGTTGATGACGGCACCGCCAACATCGGCATCGGGCGCGGGTGCGCTATCAGCGACAACTGCTGCATCGGTCATGGTATCATCCTGTCTGAGAGGGTGCGGTTAGAGGACGCGGGCGACGGCCCGCTCAACTGCTTGATCTATGCCCTTGGCGCGTTCGGCCTTGGACATCTTCGGCCGGGGCCGGTTGATCTTTTCGGTGCCGACCTCGGTCAGGCCATTGGCCTTCGTGACCTTCCGGAATTCTGACTTCGACGTGTAGAAACGGCCATCGACATGCTCGGCCGCATCCATCGTGTCGCTAATAAGCATAGGGCAAGGAAGATCAGCACGCTGAACAGCCGGTCGAACATCATCAGGACCGCCCTTCTCGACCAGCCGGCCGTTGCGATAGATCCAGGTGCCGCGCGTCATCACCAGCCGCCAATGCTTTCACGGCCGATGAGGACCAGCCAAGCGTCTTTGACTCGTTGGCGCCACACCCTCAGAATCCAGAACCTGTCGTTGAAGCGGGGGACTTTCTTGTCTCCCCACTGACGGCCTGCATAAAAATCGATGTCTTTCACGCAGGCTCCTCGCTCTTTGCGGCCTCTGCCTTGATTGCAGTGCTATCAGCCGTTGCCTGCACGCTGGCATCGGTCGACCGGATGGAATTGTCCGTCTGCGTCTCGACGTGGTCGATCTGGGCATTCGTGGTTGCCACGGTCGACGCGGTCTTGACCTTCACGCCCTCGATCTCGAGCCGGAGCTTCTCAATGGCCAGCGCACCGAGATCCAGCTTCTGCTGGTGCTCCTGCGCCTTGCGCATCTCCTCGGCGCCCATGTTGGCGAGCTTGGCGTTCAGCTCAGCCTCCTTGCGGGCCTCGTCCTGGTCCTTGCACTGCATATCGGCCTGATACTTGGCCTGCTCGCGCTCCTGGTTGGCCTTGGCCTCAGCGTCCTTGCGCTGCTGGTCCATGGCCGCGGCCTGCTGCTCCATCTGATGGCGCGCGGCCTCGATCTGTGTTTGCTGCTGCGTCGCCTGGGCCTCGGCCTGAGCCTTGGCATGCGCGGGATCTGGCGGCTTCGGCTGTGATGCCATCTGCGCCATATCGTCGGCGAACTCCTCGATAACACCTTCCAACTGCCGACCAGCACGGAACTGGCCCGCAACGTATTTCAGGGTTTCGGCCACCAGCTTGGCAGCCTGTGGTACGGCCTGCACCAGCGGGATCGCCTGCCCCATGTACCCGCCAACCGCCGTCACAAACTCGGTTGCCCGCTGCTTCTGCGCGTTCTCGTCCGGCGCAATGGTCGAATCCGTCTCGATGTCGAGCACGAAAGGCCGGGTCTTCTGGTCACGAAGCAGCTTCATGACCTTCTCGACCGTGGGCGTCTCGTTCAGCTTGTCGATCTGGCCCTTCAGGCTTTGCGCCTGCTGCTGGGCCTGCTGGAGCATCTGCTGCGCCTGCTCAGGGTTCTGCTGAGCCTGGGCCTGCATCTGCGGATCAGCCTTGGCCTGTTCGACCTTGGCAATGATCTGCTTGATCTGATCCTCTAGCGGCTTGATCTTGGCCGCTATGTCCGCGTCGGTCTCAATGTCGAGCTGCGACATCTCGAGCATGGTCTTGGACGAGAAGTTCTCGGCCATGATCTCGGCGCTGATCCGCACCAGGTCGCGGGCGAACCGGGCCAACTCGTTCTGCCGGTCCTTGATGCGGACGGAGCCGTACTGGCTCTTGAGCTGCTGCGCCGTGGCCGTTTCGCTGGCCTCCGTCGCACCGCGCATGATGTCCGAGAGGCCGGTGATCTCGTAAACGTCGGCGATAAGCTGCTTGCGCAGTTCCACAAGCTGAACAATCGTGGTCGCGACCTGATCGATCGGCAGCCAGACGATGGTGTCCTTGGCCGAGGCGCCGCCCAGTAATGACCAGTTCGAGATCGGGATCAGAACCTGATTGCCGACCGTCGACTTGATCGCGGTCTCAATGGCGTCACCGAGCTCGCCGGCACCAGCCGGATAGAAGCCGCGAACCTGTAGCGCATCGCTCAGGGCGCCAATGCGGGCCGTGAGTTCGTTGATCTCCTCGAGCTGGTCCTTATAGAACAGCATATCCGGGACAGGGATCAGAGAGCGCCGCTGCACCGTGGCATAGGCCGGCCTGGGACACGGGAAGAAGTCTTCCAGCTCCAGGTGCGGCTCACCTTCGTCAAGCGTCTCCTCGATGCCCTCAGTGACCCAGACAACCTTGTTCTCGGACTTGCACCAGATTTCCCAGACGCCGGCCTTCTTTACGCCGTCGTCATCGCCGTCTCCGTCCTTGCGGATCTCGTAGCTGGCCTGATCCAGCTTCTTGGCTTCGATGCCCTTGAAGCGCTTCTCCATGGCCTCTTTGTCGAGCCATGACCGCTTCGCTACCTTGTCCACCTCCTTCCAGGTCCTTGCGGGGTCTGTCAGGAAATCCTTGCGGTCCGCATACTCGATGCAAACCTGCTGGCCCTTGCCGTCTTCGTTGGCCTCATAGCGCACCCAAGCGCAGCCACGGGCCACCACGGTTAGGTCATCGCGCACCAGGCGCATCACGCCGTCGATGTCCTGGATCTCGAACCCGACGACCGTGCAGCGCTCCAGCATCTCGGAGGCTGTCCGCGGAACAGGCTTGCGGTCCTTGAACCGCGGCACCACCACAGGAACGGGCGGGCGCGAATAGATCGACGGGCCCAGCACCTGGATATTGGCCCAGAACATTTGGAATTGACGATCGCGGCCCATCGCCGCGAGCTCGTTCAGGTTCGCATACAGCTTGTCGAGATTGTCGGCCTTGGTCTGCCAGTCCTTCAGCGCATGCTCGGCATCTTCAACCCATGCCAGCCAGCGCTTCGACGACTTCGGCTCAGGCTTTACGCCCTCCGCCTCGTCGTTGTCGGCCTCGCTGTGGCCTTGGATGCCGCCGGTATCGGTCATTAGACGGGATACCTGACGTGTTCGGCCAGCAGAGCACGAGATTCTCCCGAGCCGATCATCTCGAAAAATTCCATCCAGCCCTTGACATCACCGGCCATCATCAAGGCCCACACCGAGCGACGATATTCGGCCTTGAACGCCGCATAGTTCGCCGGGCTCATCATCATGGTTTTCATACGCGTATCCTCTTGCCCGTGCTCATCTGCACAGGCGGGGGAATGAACTGGCCGGGCTTCGGAACCCGCTTGGGCTCCTCAATCACCTCGACCACGTTGCGCCATGACAGCGACAGATACCGGAAGGCCGCAGACAGATGCGCCGTCCAGTCGTGCACGTCAGTGGCCTTGAATGTCTTCTTCTCGTCGTCCCATTCGCGGCGGTACTGCTCTAGCGCAGCCAAGCCCTTCTCCTCACAGCGAGGATGAAAGACCGCCTTCTTCAGCGTCAGTCGCGCCGCGTTGATGCCATCCAGGAACGACGCCATCGGCACAAGCTGCGGCCGAAGGTGCAGCGTTTCCATGGTCTCGACACGAGTACGGCCCGTGCCCCACTCCTTGACCTTGGCGTCGTGCGGTACAAAGTCGATGCCCGGTTCGTAGGGCTTGGCGTGAACGATCTCCGCGTAGTGGTCGACGCCGGCACCCGATGCCGTATAGCAATCGAATATGCGCGGCTGGCCGTTGACGACCTGAAACCACCAGATGCTAGTGTCATCCCTCACGCCGATGTCCCAGGCCCTGTGCACGGGCCTTCCAGGAAGCGGCTCAATCTCCTTGACCCTGCCATCAGCCCGCATCGCCATCATCTCGCGGGCGAAATAGGCGCCCAGGATAGCCGCATTGAACGAGCACAGATATTCCTGCTCGAACTGGGCTTGGCCTACGTCCTCGCCATACAGCGCGATGTATTCCTTCAGGCTCTCGTCCAATTGCGCTTGGCTAAGCGCTTCGGTGTCGTAGATCGTGCTGATTTCAGCGAACCAGCGCGGATTGTCTTTCGCCATGTCAAACATGGCCTTGGCATGATTTCGACCGCGAGGCGTCGTGATGAACGTTGCCCAACCGTCGTTTTCCTCCATCATGGGCCTGATGTAGCCCCATGCAGAGGGATTGCAGAGCGCCCACTCCGAAAACACCACGCCAGCTACGCCAGCGCCAACCAGGCCGTTGTAACGATCAGATCCTATGACCTGCCACGTCGACCCATTCTTGAACCGGATGAACATCTCGTCATCAACGGTCTTTTCCCTCAGTTCGCGAGGAAAAGCCTCGTCAATGCGCCGCTTTCCAGTATGCGGGTTGACCGCATTCCAGATCGCTTTGCGGGCCTGCGTGTACTCTGGCAATGCGTGCCAATAGGTAGCAACGCGCTTGTGGGCCTCGATCGCCGTATGGTGCAGGATTACGTCATCCTTGCCCCAGCGCCGATGAGCTATCTCTATCGCCCGCTTCTTGCCTTGGTTCTGAAGGGCGTCCCAGAGTTTGAACTGGTAGCGCCTCGGCTTCCAGCCATTCGGCAGCTCAATCGTCGGCAAGGCTGAACTGCTTCAATACGATCTGAAGCGGGCCACCGTCCGCGCCCGTGTGCGAAACAGCGGTTAGCTTGGGGTGGATATAGGCCGCAGCGTCGCGAGCACACTCCACGGCCATCTGGCGCAATCCTGCTGCCTGCTTAACCTTGGCCAGCAACGCCTTGAATTGCTGCTCGTGATTCTCGCCGAGCCCCTTGACCTGATCTTCGTTCATGGCCTCGATGACAGTCTCGGCATCTAGCGCCACCTTCTGGAAGTGGCGCATGTTGTCGAGCATGACCTCAAGAGGGGTTTGACCGGTCTCTGCGGCCTTCTCCGCAACCTTTCGTGTCTTTGTGGTCAGCGAACCCTGCTTGCGACCCGCGCCCACGCGCTTACCGCCGCGGGACACTTTGAATTCCTATGATTGTTTTCATTCGGCTCAGGCGGTTTGAGCGCCTGCCTCCGGTTACTTGATGATGGTGTCCCGCAGAGTGTCGATCGCGAGCTGCTGTTCAGGCGTCCGCGGCGTGTCGTCAATGATGGCGTACGGCAGAATGACGAACTGGTCCGGCCCACGCTCTGCTACCGGGCCTTCCTGAGGCTGGCGCCTGATGACCGCAGCAACCGCGTCAGGAGCGATTGGGGCGGGCTTGCCGGGCTTACCCATCATGTGGGCTTCCAGCGCATCACGGTGGGCCGCAACGGCCTTGGCGAAGGCATCCGGTGGGCCCGAGAGGCTGAGAGGGATTTGGATGGTCATGCAATCATCCCCGCTGAGCGCATCCGCCGCAGATATAGCCGATGCCGAATGCGGCGCCGGCAAGGATGGTCGGCCAGAACCAGTTCATGGCGATCTCGACGTATTCGAATGCTGGCGAGATGGGCGTGAACACTAGCGCGAGCTCACCGCGATCAGCTTGCCCTTGCGCTTGATGATCTTGCCGTAGCCGGCGACGATCTCGGAGACGATCAGGGCTAGTGTGGCTTTGCTGAGCATGATCTGTCCTTGCGAATTGAACGGGGCAGCGCGCCAAGTTGCTCACAAGCCAACGGGGTGCATTGGTTGAATGGCGACTGCCCCGAACTGAAATGAAAGCGCCCCGGCCTTGAGAGCTTTGGGGGAGCAGGCCGGGGCGAAGTGAAACGAGGAGGTACGTCAGCCAGAAAGCGTCCCTGAAACGCAAAACCCGCCCTGTGATTAAACAGGACGGGTGGCGCAAATCAGGAGCGTGATTGATTTGGTCACATTCCTGACGGTTTGGCAATATCG